AAACTCCAAATGCTAATACAGTTTGGTTATTGCAAGATGATACAGTTCAAGCTCAAAAATTTAGAGTAATAACAGTAAGTGAATCTGATGGAATAAATTATGCAATTACAGCTTTATCTTATGTAAATGAAAAGTATGCGTTTATTGAAGATGGTGCAACTTTACCGACAAGAACAGTATCAGTACTGAATCTTCCCAAAGATCCTCCTTCTGCTTTACAAGCTGAAGAAAAAATAGTTGAGATAAACAATCAGGCAGTATCAAAACTTATTGTCAGTTGGCAGCCTATTGTTGGTGTCACGCAATATCAGGTCAACTATAGATTCAATAATGGTAACTTTGTTTCTACAACAGTATCTTCTCCTGACTTTGAGATATTCAATACTGATATTGGAACATATGAGTTTCAAGTATTTAGTTACAATGCTGCATTACAAACAAGTGCGACTTCTGCTGATCTAACTTTTAATGCTGTTGGTAAAACTGCATTACCATCAAATGTAACTGGATTATCAGCCGAACCAATAAATGAAAAATTAGTAAGATTACGTTGGAAT